TTACTTTTACAGTTCCATTCGGAAAGTCTTTTAGTAAAGATAATCCAATAATGGCTCAGCATGAATCAACTATTAATGAATATGTAAATGTTATTCCTGGAGTTGGTACTGCGCTTGCTGATTTGATCAAAGCTATTAGTAAGAAAAAACAAAGAGAAATTCCAATTGCTGCTAAAAAGAAAAAAGCGAAAAAAAGATAATGAATACAACAGAATCAATTGATATAAATAATAGAATGGATGAAATTTTATCTGAGAAGTTAGAATTTTTAAAATTACATGTTGCTGTTTCTTTAGACGAAGCTAGAGTTAAAATTATTAAGGCTAGAGTTCGTGGTGGTAAAGTTCAGCGTCGAAAGAAAGTTTCTAACGTAAAGGGATATACACTTCGCGGTGGAAAACTTACACGAATGTCTAATCGCGAAAGAATGAAACGTAAACTTGCACAGCGTAAAGGTAAATTAAAGCGTAAGGCAAAAATGGCACGCGCTTTAATAAAGCGTAAAAGATCACTCAGAAAGAGAGCGTCACTAGGACTCTAAAATGAAATTAATTACAGAAACAATAGAAGAAGTTAAGTACATCACTGAAGAAAAGAATGGCGTAAAGTCGCTCTATATTCAGGGACCATTCCTTGTTGCTGATACTAAAAATCGCAATGGTCGTATGTATGAGAGTTCACTATTAGCCAGAGAAGCAAAGAGATATTCAGATGAGTATATCTCAAAGAATCGCGCATTTGGCGAATTGGGTCACCCAGATTCTCCAAGCATCAATCTAGATCGCGTATCACATCTTATTACATCACTCAAGCAGGAAGGTAATATATTTGTTGGTAAAGCAAAAATTCTTGAGACACCAATGGGTAAAATTGCAAAGAGCCTTATGGAAGGTGGTGCAACACTCGGTGTATCTTCAAGAGGTATGGGTTCTTTAAAGGAAGTGAATGGCGTAAATGTCGTACAGGATGATTATTATCTTGCCACAGCGGCAGACATCGTTGCTGATCCTTCAGCTCCTGGTGCCTTTGTTCAAGGCATCATGGAAGGTAAAGAGTGGGTTTGGGATAACGGTATTGTAAAAGAAATCAATATCGTTGAAATGTATGATGAAATCAAGAATGCTAAGCAACGTCAACTAGAAGAAGTCTCGCTAAGAATATTTGAGAACTTCTTGTCAAAACTTTAACTTTTATAAATAAAATAACCGTAATAGGAGTTTTCAAATGGGCAAGTCATTATCCGAATCTGCTGCTGAAATTCTAAATGCCACAATTGGCAAGAAACAAGAGCCAGCACAAAAAATGTCAGCACAAGTCAGTGATCTTGGCGGCGCAACACCAACAGACGATTATTCTGGTCCAGATATGGCAAATGGTCATGGTCAGAAAGACGCTGATATTTCAATTGGTAAGAAAGCAGCTGCGGCTGTTAAGGTTGCACCAAAGCCAGGTCAGGCAAGCACACCAGGCGATAAGGCTGGTGCACCAAAGAATGCAGGCACTTCTAAGATGTTTAATCAGCCAGCTGCTTCTGCAGGATTTGGCGATTCAGTTGAGCATGATGGCGAAACCGTCATTGCTGAAGAAGAAGATCTAACAGAAGAAGAAATTGAGGAATATCTCAATTCTCTAACAGAAGAAGAACTAGAAGCACTAGTATCTGAAACTTCAGAAGAAGATTCTGAAGAATCAGCAGAAGAAGTTGTTGAAGAAGAAGTCGAGCAAATGTCAGAAGAAGAAATTGCTGAAGCACGTAAAGCAGCAATGAAGAAGATGGTATCTGATAAAATGTCTTCATGCAAGGAAGATGTTGATGCTCTTTTCAATGGCGAGTCTCTTTCTGAAGAATTCCGTACAAAAGCAACAACAATTTTCGAAGCAGCTGTTCGCGCTCGCGTTGAAACAGTGACTGAGGAAATCTTTGCTGAAAACGAAAAGATTCTTGCAGATACAGTTGCAAGCCTACAGGAAGAAATGTCAACCCAAGTCGATGAGTATCTAAAGCGAGTCGTCGAAGGTTGGTTAGAAGATAATCAGTTAGCCGTTGAAACAGGTCTCCGCGCTGAAATCGCCGAAGACTTCATGGCTGGTCTAAAGAATCTCTTTGCTGAGCACTACATTGAAGTGCCACAAGAGAAGGCAGATCTAGTCGAAGAAATGGCTGCTAAGGTAGTAGAAGCAGAAGAAGCTCTTGCTGAACAAGCAGAGCAGTTTGCTGCCTTGACTGAAGCTCTTAACGAGTCAAAGTCAAAAGAAATTCTTCGTAAGATTTGTGAAGGTTTAACCGAAGTACAAGTCGAGAAGATTAAAGCACTCGCAGAGGGTGTTAAGTTCACCACAGAAGGTGAGTATACAGATAAGCTCGCAGTGATTCGCGAGAATTACTTCCCATCTAAATCAGTGAAGCGCGAAGCTCCTCAAACTGTTGTTGAAACAGAGGAAGCAAGGGATTTAAGTGGCGTAATGGATTATTATGTAAAGGCAATCAGTAAAACACTTCCGAAGTGAAGTAATTAACTTAACACTCTAACGGAGAAAAGAAAAATGTATCTATCAGAAACACATGCAAATAAGTGGGGTCCAGTATTGGATCACCCAGAACTACCAAAGATTACAGACAACTACAAGCGTGCTGTAACTGCGGTAATCCTCGAGAACCAGGAAAAGGCAATCCTCGAAGAAGCCGCAAATATGAACCGCTTGTTCGAAGCCACACCAATCAACGTAGCCCCAACAGCACCAGGATCTGGTAATATTCAGGGCTTTGATCCAATCCTAATTGGTTTGGTTCGTCGTGCACTTCCAAATCTAATGGCATATGATATCTGCGGCGTTCAGCCAATGACAGGTCCAACAGGACTTATCTTTGCAATGCGTTCACGTTATGGCACCCCTTCTGGAACAGAAGCCTTGTATAACGAAGCCAATACAGTATTCGCTGGTAATGCTGCATCTGGTACACTTGAAACAACAATGAACATTTCAACCAACGTTGCAAACCTGCAGGTCGGTAACACTGGTACTGGCGGTTCAACAGCCTATTTTGAAACATTAAATTTGGCAAACATGGCATTCTCAATTGAGCGTGTATCTGTTACTGCCGTGACACGTGGATTGCAAGCTTCTTATACAATGGAACTCGCACAGGATCTCAAGGCAATTCATGGTCTTGATGCTGAAACAGAATTAACAAACATTCTGTCAACAGAAATCCTTGCTGAAATCAATCGTGAAGTTGTCCGAACAGTTGTTGCAACAGCAAACCTTGGTATCACTGGTGTTACTTCATCAATCTTTGACTTAAATAGAACTGACGCAGCAAACGTAACTGCTGGTGTTGGTACTACTGGTCGTTGGCAGGTTGAAAAGTATAAGTCGTTGTTGTTCGCAATTGAAAGATCTGCTAACAAGGTTGCCAAAGATACACGTCGTGGCAAGGGTAATATGATCCTTGTTTCAACAGATGTAGCATCAGCTCTTGCAATGACAGGTCTTCTCGACTATAACTCAGCTCTTGTTAACAACACCAATCTAGCTGTTGATGATACTGGCAATACATATGCAGGTATGCTCTTCGGACGTATCAAAGTATATGTCGATCCATATTCAATCACAAACTCTGATTGGGTCGTTGTTGGTTATAAGGGAGCAACTCCTTATGATGCTGGTTTGTTCTACTGCCCATATGTACCACTACAGATGGTTCGTGCAATTGATCCAGATAACTATCAACCAAAGGTTGGATTCAAGACCCGCTATGGCATGGTCTCAAATCCATTCGCAGGTGGTACCAATACTGGTCTAAACGGCGCAATTACTACTGGTACAAACGTATATTACCGCAAGTTCGCTGTATTTGGCGTCCAGCAGTAATAAATGGTGACAAGAATCGCAAAGTTATAATAATAATAAGCGATGAATTAGGG